GGATAATGGCAGCCCCATTGTGGCAGCCCATATCATAGAGCAGCGCCAGCTTTCCGGGTTAAGGTAATCGCCTGTGGTGTAGCCCAAGAAACGTGAGAGACAGATTCGTTCAAAGCTGGCATTGAAGGCCCACTTTATAACAGCTTCGTCCTCCAACGCAGTCAGTATCTCTTCGGGAATGTGCTCACCGCAGGCAAGGTCAATGACCTGCACAGGGCCAGCATCTACGCTGTAGCCAAAGAGCAGAATTTCAAAATCAGGAGCCTCTACATAGCGGTACACGCCAGATTTTTGCAGCGGTGTGCTGCTATAGGTTTCAATATCAATACTTAGTGTTTTCATAAAAGCACGTCCTTTCCGGGAGCCCTAAATAAACAGGGTGACAGATTTCTCCGCCACCCTGCCAGTTACTCAGATGCTGTTGTTAGTCAAGGAAATCCTCAGCTTCCTCCGTTGCGAAATCGGACTCGGCACTTGCCTTGCCACCAAGAGGCTCACCGTCACGTACCTTCTGCAGATTGTTGAGACCACAGGCAATACCCTTGTTGCCAGAACTGTTAAAGGCGTAGAAGCTGATGCTGGCACGACCGTACACGCCGGAGTAGACCTCGGAGCGAGTCAGGATAGGATTGCGGTCAACATCCACGATGCCAGGAGCAGAGGTGGCGTTGGCATTCACGAAGTAGGCGTTAGCATAGGCAGGGTCATCCGGACGCTCTAAGTCGCCGTCACGCATTGGCGTTTTCAATACGGTCAGTGCCGGTACGGATTTGCCGCTGCCCTTGAGCTTGCCTTCACCTTCCTTGTAGGCTGCCTCGATAGCCGCTTCAATCTTAGCGACGGTCTTGGTATCGGACTTCGGAATGATGAGACTGACACTATACTTCGGGGTGCCACCGTTGATGGATTTAGGCTCCCAGACGTTGGCGTAGCTCCAACGGGTGTCCGGGCCAGTGATTACCTTCATGGGATTTGCAGTTTTGATATTTTTACTCATTGTCATCTTCCTCCATAAAATCATTTTTTGCGTTATTCATTGCCGGGCGTTTATCGCTTTCCGGCACGAGTGTTGGTTTGCCTTGCGGCTTTTCGATAAAGCCTGTCAGAAGTTCATCAAAGCGAGATTTGCCGAGGAGCTTCTGGAGTGCTGTGATGCCAAGCAGCTTCTTCTCATATGGGTCGAAGCCTGCCTCGCTGACTGCCTGAATGACAGCAGCCTCATTGGTGTATTTCCTGTTGGAGCGACCTTCGACCAGCTTCCAGCCGTTCCATTCCTTACCGCTGACTGCCTGCTGCAGGGCATATTCCTTAATGTCGGAAGCCCAGGCCACCAGCTCGTCCACACGGGAGAGAATAACTTCAATTTCCGTGTCTGTGAGCAGTGGAGGCAGCTTGAAGTCATGTTGTGCAAGAGAGAGATTGGCTTCAGCTCTGGCCCGGCATTCATGCTTGGCCTTACAGAAGCCGCACCACTCACCGCACAGGTAGTTGCCGTCACCGGCAAAAGCCAAAGCAGCGGTAGGCTTCAGAACCTCTTCAGCCCAGCGGTAAAGCTCGTCCTTGGAAATTTCAAAGGTTGAGATGTTCTGACGTCTGGGCTGGTAGATGGTCATGCTGACTGTATCGATGTCGTAGATGTCGTCGAACAGCTCCAGAGCGCCAAGTGCATAGCATTTCATCTGCGGATTGTCCTCAGCAGAAACGAGGATGCCCAAGCCGTGTTTGTAATCGCAAATTCGGAGCGTACCGTCTGCGATAACAATGCAGTCTGCTGTACCGAAGCCCTGTTCAACCCAACGAGAAAAATCTACTCGTTGTTCAATCAGGACAACAGGGTCAGCGCAGGTCTGCTTGGCATCTTCTACCTGCTCAAGGATGTAGGCAGCATAGCCAGTAGCACAATCCTCCATTTCCTCGCTGTACCAGGACAGCTGCTTCGTAGGATTTTTGGCCTTCTGGCCCAGTGCCTTGCGGAGCTTGTATTCGCAAAGACTATGTGCATCGGTGCCCTCTGCTGCGTAGTCGCTTCCTTTGTCTTCATAGCTTTCACCGAGCCTTGCTGAAGGCGGACAGTGGAGCCAGCGGTTGGAAGAGGAAGCTGAGAGAATTGCGTGTCCATTAGGTGGCATCGCCAAGCACCTCCGCTTCCCTCAAGAGGGCTTCGTAATTTGCCGGGTCAATCTGCGACAGCTTACTGGCTCCATATTTCAGAAGCAGCTCACGGACGGCAGCAGTATGACCGGCGCGGGATTTATCTGCCAGTACAGCGCGTACCTGTTCCAGCGTCAGCTGAGGCTTAGGCTCCGGTTTGGCAGGGGTTTCTGTAACAGGCTGCTCATCGGCCTCGCCGCCAAAATGCTTTGTCAGCCAATCGGCTGCATCAGAGATGGCAGCAGCTGCACCTCGCAGTTCTTCGATGGTCATGGCCATATCGTTCATTTTGCTCATGGATTCTTCCTCCTTCCTCGGATTGTCTTTGTGCTGCAAGGATACTCATGTTCCTTGCCAGTCTGCCGGATACGATACTGATTGAGGTCAAGACCTTAATCACCTCTGCATCGTCCCTATGACTGTTCTGATAGGACTGTCTCATGGTGTTCACCTCCAATCTGAAAGGCTGTTGTTCTGTGCCTTACACTTACCACTGGAGATGAGGAAACCGTTTTGACGAAGAATAATAAGAAAATTTATAAAAATCTCCGACTGCCACAAAAGCAGCCGGAGCGCTGCCTTATATTAGAAGAAGTCAGGATACTCCGCAGCAAGGATATCCTTTGCTTTGGCTAAACGTGAGCGGAAGGTGGTGCGCTTGATGCCGAGAATATCAGCGATTGCTTCGTCGGGCATATTCTGAAGACGAAGGCGACCGATTTCTTCGGCCTCTGGCATCAACTCCTGCAGGCGACTGAATAACTGTTCCAGCGCAGCACGGTCGCAGATGATTTCGTCGAGCAGCGGAGACTTGTCCGGAATGGTATCCAGCGGAGTACAGGTATCGCCGTCCTCGTTTTCTGAAGTGAAATCGAGGGAGAGCATGTCCCCACCACGACGGAACTCGCAGTTGCAGCAGTCCCCATCGCAAAGCCAGAACTTGTTCTTCGGGCAGATGCACTGACCGTGGTACTGGGCCTTCTTGCGAAAGGCATCATAATAGCGGGTGTGCTCACGATAGACGGTTTCGGATACTTCCACACATTGACGGGTGGATTTAAGGTAGATACGGTGTGCTTTACTCTGATTTTCATTGCTTGCCATGTGATTTTCTCCTTTCGGCTGTTAAACCGAAGCGGAGATAACCTGTATGGCTGCCAGTTTTGCTTTTCATAAGATGGTCACCTCAGGCGGATTTCTCCGCTTCGAATCGGTGACCAGCCGTTCGTTAGCTGGTACTCTATGTTGAATGTTCTTCCATCCATCAGCTACGAACACACCTCGTGGCCACGAAGAAGGTGAGCTGATTTCAGGAAAAGTAGTTTCATGTCATGCTTAGGACGCGATGACGAAAGCAATCATTCGTATTTGCGAGAAAAAATTTGCGAACGCAGCGTAAATTTTCGTACAAACAGTAGAAAAATGCAGAATGATGTGCTATAATTAAAAAGTGCATTTGTCTATAGATGCGTTTCGTCAGAAAGCAGT